TCAAACGCCCAAAACTTGAATCATGGTTGTTTCTTACTCATCATTAGGTTTCCCTTTCAAAGGTTCTTGGTTTCTTGAGCACGTTTCCACATCCGGCGGAACTCGGCTCTCATCTCTCGTAACTCATCAATCGTATAAATTCGTGGTGTCTTACTCTGCTGGATCAGCCGGTTAATCATTGTCCTCCCATGTGATTGCTCCATGTATTGGTAATACGCTATCTGGTTGCCATCCAAGTACAGATTGCATTTCTTGCATTGCGGGTGACAGTTCATCGAATCGAAAGCCGTTGCGTTATGCTTGCGTGAAATGAAGTGACCGGCGTCCATCGTCTTGTAATGCCTGCGAACACCACACGTACAGCAAACGCAATACCCTTCACTATCAGCCGCCGTCATGCGAACCATCTTTTGGAAATCAACCAATGCAGACTTTTGCCACTTCTGTCGATTCCAATCTTTCGTTGAACCTCGCTTCACCATGGTTTCAATCCCAAAATTGTTTCTGTTGCTGGATCACCCGAAGACGATATGCCCACAACCGGCGGTCCTCAATTCTCTTTCGTTCTATGGCAACGAATGGAATCCTCCTGAGTTCCCTCAATCGCCGGAGGCCCTCCGAACCGCCAGCCGCTTCCACGATCTCTGGTGCCAGATGCCATTGACCATCAGCCACTAGCTCCAAGACACGCCAGCGTTGGGTGTCAAGGTCTGGCAGGTCGGAAGGTGTTAGAATCCCTTCCCCGCCCAGCATTCTAATTATCTCGCGTGGCGTTTTCATTGTTCAATCCCTTTCCAGCTTGGGGACCAATCGGAACCATCGCAAAATCCTATAACGCTTGCTGGTCATGTATCGCAAGGTCCGTGAATCGGGATGCAACTCATCTGCTATATCCGTAATCCTCACAAACAACTGCTCCATTCGCAGAGTTAGATTCGCGTACGACTCTTGGTGACGCTGGTTGAGTCCGGACAATAATTGAAACGCATTACACGGGGATTGCTTACGAGCCTCCTCAAGTCTTGATCGTAACTCGTACGCTTCTTCGAGGTCTTTAACAAGCTGATCGTTTCGTCGCTGAAGATCGTTGATTCGAAGGACACATGCTTCTACGGTTTTGTTTATCCTCTCACAATCTGAACAGCGACGAGGTGTCGACTTTTTCTTCTTGGTTACTTTCTTCTTGACTATCTTCTTTTTGGTCATCGTTTTTCCCTTTCCAGAAAAGGCGGGGGCAACAAGCCCCCGCCCGCCGTTGCCTTCGGTCGGCAACAGACTGCTGATCAAAATGGAACTTCGTCACCGGAAACGTATTCGGTCTGCTCCGGTGGTGCCTTTGGTGCAGGCACTATTGGCCGTGGCTCCGGTGTCTGGATTCGAACCCGAATACATTCCACCTGCTTCCCACGCAAATCAGTTTGTGTGGGATACAAAACTATTTGTCTCCCGATCCAGTCATCAATTTCTTGACCGTACATGTTTGCAATCGTGTTGGCATTTGTTTTGTTGCAAACCAAAGTTCGTTCTGTTTTCTCGAAACTGATAACGAGCTTGCTGCCGTCGTCAAATTCTTGAATCTCGTATGACTTGATCGTTACTCTACAATCTCGGCCAGCGAGGTCCGATGCCTTGAGCGATGCTCCGTGAAAAATGTCGTTGACTTTCATTGGTTCCCTTTCATTTTGGAATAAATAGTTTCTGCTTCCTCGAAATCGTCCCGGTTAACGGCACACCCGAAAGCCAAAGACAGTTGCATCAATTGCTTTTCCTTCTTGGTTAAAGTTTTTTCGTTGATAATCTTCTCCGAGAGATTCGGATATAACTCAGCGAGGATACACAGGTCCCAGCGTCGTGCTGAAATCTTTTCTTCCCGATTGAATTCGCGGGGTACGCCGGTCAAGACGGCCTGCCAACCTACCGGAGGCGTTTCTCGACCAAGACCCTTATCCGCCTTTATGTTCGGCATCAGTTTTCCCTTTCATTAAGCTGGTTGTCAGGTCTTGTACTTCGTCAATCGTTAGCGGACTAAGCTCGTCACGAGAAACTATTGTCGTTAATGGTGCTTCAATACCCAACCGAATAGTCCTGCCTTTAATTGACAGTAACTTAATGTGGGTCTCACCGATCCAGATGCCCTCGTTGACATGTCGTGAAATAACAAGCATTGCGATTTCCCTTTCGTAAAACGGTTATGAGTGCCGCATCATATCGGCCACTCATCCCCGCCAACCAAAAAAACGCGAGCGTCTGCCAGACCTGTCTCGCGTTTTCGGATGTTTAATTGTCTCTGGCAGACACCCTAAATATATCACAGCCTGTTACCGAAAGTACAGACCGATCAGGGCATTAAAATCATTAGGCATCAGACAAGTTTAGAAATCCTTTTCAATCCAGAATCGCTGCCCAAGGACCATGCTGACACGTTACGCAATGAGTATGCTTGCTGGTCTTTACTCGACTGCATTCCACATTCAACTTCGTACAGTGGTAGAGTTGAACCCGACTATTGTTCGGCCCGCAATCCCCGCCACCGCAACCAGTAGACTTTGCCCGCCTCGTCCGTTCGCCTAGATACTCGCACCGATCTACCATTGCATCAGAAACCTCCAAGCCGCCCACGGTTCTGCTCGGGGTTGGCCAGACCATGAAGTATTAGGGTTGCAAATATCAGCCGCGATCACTTCGTCCGTGACCTCCGCCGCCAAGCCAGATGCACCGCTTGTCTTCCAAAGCGAATACAACACTTCCCAAACACCGTCGCCACCGCAACGAACCGAACATGAATGGCGTGCCGTATCTCCAGGGCAGAGTTCAACATACACGCCTTCGGCTGGTAAACATTCCGAACCTGTTACGATCATCCCTTCCCGTTCGCCGTACCATGAATCACCACCACCAGCAGTTCTGAGTAACGGCAGTCGAATTGGAAACAATGAAGAGTTGTTGAACGGAAACATCTGCCCAACGGGTGACATCTGAATCGTGTCTGGTATCACAACTGCTTCTTCACAACAGGTCACGCCGGGACATTCGTAACGACACAGCTCCAGCCCATTCGTTGGAATATCACAACGACCACCTCGAAACTGAAACCCCAGATTATTCGGTGCAAACGTATTGCCAAAGGTAATGTTCCACGACAACGCACTGCCGTCACACCCTTGGGCCACGCAATGTGGACAAACCGGCGGGGTGCTAGTTCCCGTGATGACAAATTCTTCGCCGGGCAGAATAGAGTTGTCAGTAGATTCTGTGCATTGCGTTAAAGCTGCTTCCGAACCGCAGTCGCTGAGAGTGTTGATGTCACAATAGATTCGTCCACGTGGGTCTGCACCTGCTCCCGATGGAGGATCAAAGCGTGCGTGAACAAACCAGTCACCCGTTTCGCAATCGTATCCCCAATATAAGGAACGCCACCACTGACCCAACAGTTCTGGTTCGAACGGATAAAAGTACACGGCACAACACGCCTCATTGGTGAACCCACCGCAGCAACAGCCAACCGAAATTGATTTTCCCAGACCAGTCATTGCCGCCCCCTACGAAACAACAAACGAAACAACGCCGGTAATCGTTGCCATCTCAGCCTCAGTTGAGAGGAGGGTGAAAATCACGTTGTATGTGCCGGGTGTTGTAGGGGCGCCAATCACACTGTCGCCACTTATTTTCATCCCCGGCGGCAAGGTGCCTGAGTACACCTCTATCGTAGAGTCGCCGTACCCACCTATGGAAGGAATGTTCACAGCAGCGTATTCATCGCTCGTCAACGCTGTGCTTGCTGGTGCCAAAGAGGTGATGAAACTTTTGACTTGAAACTCGATTCCATTGGTTGCGATACGGCCACCCGAATAATCCGTAACGAAAAACGATACATCGGCATTGCCGGTTACCAGCGACGGTGTTCCTGCGACGATCCCCGTCGTAACGTCAATCCCAATGCCTTGCGGGAGCGTTCCCTGATACACACCAAATGAATACGGAGGCAAACCGCCCACTGGAGCAAGTGCTACCTGTGGCATCGCATGGTTCACAGTTAATAACTGCGCCGGTGGATCAGGGATTGTCATCCCATTGCTGCCAACGCGAGTAATCAAGTCAGTCATTAGACGTGTGCAATTCCCGTGTTTGAAATATCCATCCGCAACAATGCCGCACTTGAAGCAACGCCAAGGATCGACACAAATTCCGTGGTGCCAATGTCTATTTCTGGTGCGATCCCCCCAGCAGTACCAGCCACGACATAGGTTGTTCCGACGACCAGCGTTGCACCTAGATCAATGCTCCCGGTCGTTTGGATGAACCCATACCCATCGGCAATGTTTGGGGTTAGTGCGATACCAACCGCTGCCGCGCTCGCTGCCGCTACATTATCACAAAGCCAGTACTTGCTGTCGGCGGCTTTCAAGTAAACTGGTTCCCCTTGTGTAACCGCTTCGCCAAACTGAACCAACACCGCTGAGGAATTGGAAGTCGCCTTCACGTTCGCAGCGGTAACTGTAATATCTGCCATGTCGTTTTCCTTACAAGAAACATTCTTCCGCTTCGACCCACCATGTGCCGAAACCATCTAAGTCAGCTACGCCAAGTCGTTCACCTTCTGCACACACGATCACCGTTGCCCAATTATAAACGTCAAACATCGTGGTCGTTTCAATGAGTTCATTCATTGTGGTTTCACGACGTAGCAAAGTACATTCTGCTGTGCCAGGATTCAACCCATTTCTTGCCGGTAAGCCACCGATCGGTGCTTTGAACAATCGTGACCTCGCGTCCGTGGAGTACAACCCATAGATCAAATTTGGGTTCGGAGATTCCTCAATCTGACCAAAGACAACAATCAAGGGATCAGTAGGCTCGTCACTTACCATGAAGGAATCTTCTTTCGGTCCCCACATGGCGTTCAGTTCTATCACGCTGCTGTCCACCAGAACTCGCAGGACCCCCGAAGCAAACCCTTGCCCGTAGTCGCCCGCTTCCACTTCCGCTGGGCCGTTGATCAGGTAGTGTGACCCTTGCGTTCCATCAGGTCGATCCACCAACACGATGTAATTATCTGTGACTGGCGACAGCTCCGCTCCCGTGACTTGCACGCAACCATAGGGCGGCACCGTTTCGGTGTAATCGTTCCGGAAGATGATCGGGAAAGAGTTGAAGGTTCCTCGGACCGCCGGATCGTCTTGATAAAACGGCCAAGTAGATTTTGAAAACTCGTGCAGCTTCTTGGCAGTCTTTTCACCAAATGAATAATGTTTGTCAGCCATTACGGTAGGATTCCAAGCGGGCCAAATTGTCGTTGGTCATACACTTGGAAGTATTGCCAGAAAGTCTCGGCACCTTCCTCCAAACGACGCCCCTGGTTATCCAACAGTACCGGAGTCGTCACGTATTGCTTTTCATCGTCTTTGGCTCTGACTGTTTTCTTGTCGAATCCGGTTCCTCGTACCTCCCAGAACCCCTCGTGCTTAATCCGCTTATGCCACGTCTTGGGAATCGGAGTATCTCCAAACGCTTGCCGGAAAATCACGTTCACCGTGACCTCCCAATAGGGTACATCATTTTTAATCGCATTGGTTGCCGCGATCTTGCTAAGAAACGCTACTCCCGGTGGCGCTCCGAGGAACGTATCCGAATTAACCGTTCCTTCGTACGCCATGATCACAATCGGATTGAACAACAATAAATTCTTTTGTACTGTCAATTCCAGATCAGAAATGCGACGGGTGATGCCCATGATCGGTTCGTGCGTCCCGATGTTTTCCAGAGGATTGCCAAACCAATCCATGTCAATGCCTTCATCGGACTGCACACTCGTCCACGAAATTTTCGCTGGCAGTTCCAAGGGGTCATCTTCGTCTGGTGTGAATTCATCGGATTCGTAGGTGATTACCGACTCAAATAGCGTTCCGGAAATTCGGCTGGTGTTCCTGTCAATTACAAACAGAAACGTACTCCACGGATGCTGCTCGTTTAATGCGGGGAGCTTGGTGGGCGTTCCACTATCCGTAGCCGCATCCTCGACGGTTAAAGAATCCTGGCCCACCGGAGTTGCTACAATCGTAAACTTCCGCTGGGCAGTACGGATTGCATACCCTTCGTCATCTAGTTTCGTACTAACGGAATTGTCCGTTGTCGTTTCGCGAACGTCATACGTTGCCATTAGGACCCTAGCTCCGTGAAGTCAACTGCGCCAGCTTTTTCAATCGCTTTTAGCGATGCCACCATCTTTGTGAATTGTTCTTTTTCCCTCGCCATCTCGGCAAGAATCATTTCAGTGTTCACGACTACTTTCTCTTGAGGATCTTGTGCCGTGGCTCGTCCGCTCATTAACCTGCCTTCGGTTGCCGTCAATGCACCAGCACCACCACCACCAGCTGCACCTTCCAACTTGGCTTTGATTGCTAATGCCTTGGTAGCCAAATCCTTTTCGGCCTTCTTTTTGTCCTCCACATCCTTGCGAGCAGCAGCCATGCCTTTCTTGAATCCGTCCAGCATCTTCTTTTGTTTTTCCTCAAGCCGTTTCTTTTCGTCCTCGTCGGCTTTCTTCTTGGCTGCGGCCGCATCGTCAATTGCTTTCTTCTCGGCATCCTTGGCTGCGTTGATTGCTTCAATCCGAGCCTTATGAGCTAACGTCTGCTCGCTGATGGATTCGTATTGCTGTTTCTGTAAGTTCAGCCGTTCTTTCATTACGGCAATTGCCTTTTCGCCTTCCTCTCGGTCAACCTGTCCAGCGTCTATCAAAGCCTCAGACATCTTGATGCGGCGCTGTACTGTAACAATCTGTTTTTCAAGTACGGCTCGCGTTTCTTTTTGCCATTTCAGTTCGGCTTCACCACCTATCGCCGCCGCCAACTCTTGTTTCTGGGCAAACTCCTTGTTGAGTTCTTCGGTCTTTGATGAAATAGCAGCAGCCGCCGCTTCGTTTGCTCTTTTCATCGTTGCAATCGCTGCTTCGGCACCGCTTGTCCATTGGGCTAATTTCTTGCCAAGGTTGAACGCCATCACGCCAGCCATCGCCAGCAAGCCAGCCTTAAATAGCAAAGCCGCCTTGCCGCCACCCTTCGCGACTTCCGAAAAGGCCGAGATGCGTTCCGTGACCATCGCTATTCCACTTGCATACTCACCAAAAGCGGTTCCACCCAGCTGTGCCGCGAAGGTTCCAGCAAATTCGGTCGATGCTTTGGTTTGCGCACCCAATTGACGCAGACGCTCAATCTTGGCTGCGTGAAATTTCTTTTCTTCTTCCTCCATTTTCCGTTTTTTTACTTTTGCACGCTCAACTTCTGCCTCAATCCTTTCCATCATCTGGGTGATTTTGGCCGACGCACGATCTTGGGCGTTTATATTGAATTCGACTGCTTCTTTAGTACCCATGCTCAGCCTCAATCCTATCTTCTTCGGCTTTGAGGAATCGGGCAGCAGATAAGAACCATGACGACTGGTCGAGCACGCCGCCCGCTATTGGCATGTTCCCGTTATGAAAGAAGTCAATCAGGTCGAGCGTCGGGACAATCTCGCGACAATAATCATTCGGACATCCCATCAGTCGGACTTCTCCTTCGTCGCACGCTTTACATCCTGATCCAAAACAAGCCGGGCATTCCAACATGATCGGTTCAACCTCGGTTCCGAGGTCTTTGCACTCTCGTCGGCAAGCTCGACATAATTTTCCGTTACGAAGTAATGCCGCTACTCTGTACTTTTTTTTTCATCTGGCGAAACATGATCATTGTTGTTGATCTTGCCTAACAGCACCCAACCCTCCTGAGTCGTCAACACATCAAGCAACAAGTCAGGTTCATACGGCTTGTCGCTTACGTTCTTCCAGTCCTTAATTAACTCTTTCAATAAATTGAAACACTGTTCGTCGCTGATAAATGTTTTGATCTGGTTTGCGTTGGCGATTGATTGTCTGGCCGACAATGCGTCGGCGTAAAATGTCGGTTCCTCACAGCTTGGATTCAGCGTCAAGCATTCCAGTATTATCGGGTACCTCACATTCGGTTCTAACTTCATCTGTTACCTCTGGTTCGGGAAGATCAGTAGGCTCAAATGTAGCAAGCGGAAACGCTGACGCAAGGTTAGCCTTCGCCAACTGGCATTCGTCCTGAGTGTCAAACCAAAACCCCCAGACGCCATGCCACACCCCCACCTTGAACAAATTGCCGGACGGCACAACGCTGTCCAGCTCTACAATCGTTGTAGGATCGGGAATCGTAACCAGTAACTTGTGTTTCATCTGGCACCTAGAAATCAATCGTGAATTCGTCGTCGCCGGTCGCTGAATTTAAGGCGAACTCAATCTGATCAGTTTGAATTCCGGTTCGTTCGCCTTCTTGGATATTCATTCGCATTGCTTTCGGAGCATTGATCGTTACCGTATCCGTGCCGTCAGTTACAGCGACAATCAAAACTTCTTCTGTTCCGGCCAGCCATAACGCGTAGTCATCAGGAGCAACTCCCGGTGTTGTGGATTCTGGATTCCATGTTCCCACCGGACGCCTACCCGTAACCAATGCTGTTTCATATCCTGTCGAGTTGGCTGCACATTGACGCATAATCAGTTCATTACCTAGCGACAGCTCAAAGGTTTCCAGGCAGGCCGGTGCCGTTCCACCAATCGACATCGTCGCCGTAGCGAATTTGATCGGCTTGCGAGTCGGCAATGCAGATGGAGTCAGCATCGCCGTCGTTGTCACCGCTTGCCATACGCCTTGGAATGACCATTCGAGCATAATCGGCTGGCCAACTGCATACGCCAATTTGACATCGCCCATGCAACCAACAAGCTGCTTGCGCAATCCGTTCTCGTAAACAGCCATCGTTAAGGTTTGCGTGTTACCAGTGGTAGCCGCAATCACCGGCGGCAATGAACTTGGAGACCACGTGCCTGTGGTTTCAATCATTCCACAAGCTGGCAGTAATGTCGTAGCCCAGCCCGGCGATACGCCGGGCGTGCCTGAACCAAACAATTCTGTTTTGAAATTGAGCGTTCCACTCTGGTTCCCAATGACCCCAGACAAATTAGAAAAGGATCCCACGATACTGCTGCGTTCGTGATATTCGATGGCTCCTTGGATTTCAATATCGTAAGCGTTGAAATTACAACTCGAAGTTGCAATCGAAACCGCCGTTCCAAGAGCGACCGTTTCTTGCAAGGCTCCGAGAACCCGCATTCGTTTTACAATTGGCATTGACTCACTCCTTGGTTATTTCGTTTGCCACGACAATGTGCCTGCCGTTTTCTTCTTCAAAAATATGATTCGTTGTTCGATTTGTTTTTTTAGCTCTTCTTTCAATTGCTTCGCAAGCACCGGCGACCGCTTGTTCTTGACGAACCAGCCCCACGGGGAAGGACCCTTCATTGCATAGATCGGATACCGAGGTGCTGACAATCCGCCCCTGATGTAAATCTTGTTACCCCACTTCTCAATCGGAAACGCTATTCGCCTGAATCGTTTGCCTTTTGACTTTGAAATTTTATAGGTGACACCACCGGGACTCTTTTTCGTCCCCTTTTTAACTCGCGTTCCCTTGAATAAATGCAATGGGATCTTGTTGCTGACATTCAGGTATACCGATGCACCACCATAGCCAGCACTTTTTCGTGACGATTTGACTGCCGACTTGACAGTTTTTTGAGCAACATTTAGTTCTGCAACCACATCTTTCGCAACCAATGATTCACCTTTGCGTGCTGTTTTCCACGCTGCCGTATTCATGTCCTTTGTAAGATTGTCTGTTACGACTTTCATCGCGGCGATTAGTTTTGTTGCGTCAAGCTCTACAGTGACTGGCATTATGCCCTCACGTTATATGGATTGTTCTCGTCGGTTCTGAACGTGACCAAAACAGTCAAGAAGAATCCCGACGCCGAACCATCGCTCGCTTGGAAATCTTTGACATCCGTTATCGTTGAATTGATTGCCAATGAGTCCCATTGGTACCAATCAGTTCCGGTGTTGATTGCTTTCACGCAATCGGCCCAAAACTGGTTTTTCAAAGTGTCGCTAGCCGTAGTCGTTGTCTCGTCCGTTCGTAATATCCCCGCCACCATGAACGGAATATCCCATGCCGCTGCTGGCGGATTGCCGGGATGTGAAAGTTCGTCGTTTCGAGCAATGTCCCCTTGCGTGACAACAATCAAATAGTCTTTGGGCTGAAAGCCGCCCAGACGAGTCGGTCGCACCACGCCCGCTGTGGTAGTCTCGTAACCAGAACCAGTGTCAATCACACCAAGTCGCGTTTGGAGCTTTGCTGAAATCTGTTCTGAAATACTCGTTGCCATTATCTACATGCCAATTCAATCACGCCTGAGTCTTCGCGAAGTCGCATCATTACACTTTTACGGACGGGCTTACTATTCCCAAGCTCGTCAATCAACTCAACTTCATCTCCGCCAGTATTGACCTCGCTTGCCAAAACTCCCATCTTCGGATGGTTGTATATCCTGACAGCGAACTCAAAGAGTACGACATTCCCTGCGGCGTCATACGTGGCAGGAGGGGAACGATCTACAATTGCATTAATAGATCGTTCGCCACCCTTAACCAAGAAGTAACGAATCGGTTCTCCGAACTCTGCTAACAAGCCGGGAAAACCAAGGTCACGAAACTGGTTGTGAAATTGCGAAGGCATTTTCTCAACCTTAGGTTGTGATATTCGACAACAAGTGTCCGGCTTGTGGATAAAGCACGATCTCGTCTACATCATGCCTGACTCGCACTACGTCGCCACGAATGTTTTCGTCGCGATATGTTTCAACCGTTCCACCAAGCGAAGAACCATCATCGCTCCAATGGAAAGTTCGACCAATGCAAGGTTCTTTCATGTCACCGCTAGTGGCTATCTTACAAACCATTGCATATTCGTCTGACCAAATCTGAACCGGCGTAGCTGCCTGACCTTCAATCGCACTGTTGCGACTGCCGCCAGCCACGATAATATGGTCCAAGTCAAACGCTTGTGCCAACATTGCAGTCGTAACATCACTTGCTTTGGCTGGATCACCAGCACCCGAAGACGTGATGCGAGCAATGATCTGGTCACAATTTCGCAAGTTGCGAAACACCTTGCGATTTATAATCAAAGCATTCGGCCACAATCCCGAACCATCGTAAATCAGTTGGGTAGCGGCTTCGACATCCGTTAATGGTACCGCATTCGTAGCATCGTCCCATTCGTTCGTCGGTGCAGTTGTTAATGCCGCACCCGTCCACGTAGTCGTGTTGAATACGGCATTCGCAACCCGTAGCTCAGCATTTCGGAGTACGGCTCCGAAAGCCCTTGCCGTTGAAATCATTTCCGCATCGAAATACTCGGCGTACATCCTTGCTTCCCGATCATCAACGGGTTCTTCGGCTCCGTGTTCCACGCAGGCATAGGTTGCTGTTTGGAACGTGAACGATCCTCGGGCATAACCGCTGCCGGGTGAACGCAGAGTATCGCGGTCTTGAAGCAACTGCTCCAAGGGTATGATTCCATACGTTCCGGATTGAGATACGACATCGACAACAGGGAAAACCTCTGCTGCAATATAACCAGCCGCTTCGGCTTCAAGTTCGAATTCGAAAAACGAAGCGAGATCCGGTCTTAGTGTCGCCAGACTTGTTTCTGGATGTGGCATTGCTTACTCATTTCTCACCCTAGCAACGCAGTTCAAAAGTTAAAAGTCGACCG